AGGAATCAATGATTGATGATGTAGCAAAAACTATTAGTACATTTATGGCTGACTATAAAGCAATGAACGAGGAAGATCGTCCTAAGGTATTGTTTGTAGTTGACTCATTAGGTATGCTATTAACGCCAACTGATGTTGATCAGTTTAACAAGGGTGATATGAAGGGTGATATGGGTCGTAAGCCTAAAGCACTAACATCACTTGTTAGAAATACTGTTAACATGATTGGTAGTTACAACGTAGGACTAGTATGTACTAACCATACATACGCATCACAAGATATGTTTGACCCAGATGACAAGATCAGTGGTGGCCAAGGCTTTATCTACGCATCTTCAATTGTAGTAGCAATGAAAAAGATGAAACTTAAAGAAGATGAAGCAGGTAATAAGATTAGCGAAGTACGTGGTATTAGAGCAGGTTGTAAAGTAATGAAAACTCGTTACGCAAAACCGTTTGAAGGCGTACAAGTTAAGATTCCATATGAAACAGGCATGAATCCTTATAGCGGACTTATTGAATTGTTTGAAAAGAAAGACTTACTTGTTAAACAAGGCAATAGACTTAAATATGTTGATCTTAATGGTGAAGAACATCTTGACTATCGTAAAGCATGGATGACACCAGAAAAGATGAATTTAATTATGTCAGAATATGAAGCTCAAACTACTCCGGAGGTAAATACCGAGGATGATGTAGCAATTGAAGAGCCGATTGTTGCTGAAAAAGAACTTACCGAACAGGAGTAGAAAAATATGGAAGCAGGATTAATTGCTGATATGTGGAATACGTTTAAAGACAGTATTGATAAGAAAACTATAGAAGCTACAGCAGAGAGATTTGTTGATACATGTGCTGATTATGGTGCTGACGATACTCATTTTAGAGATGCTATGGGAACTTGTGATATTTTAGATGCCGCAATTACATATTATCTTGATTTAGACGAAGAAGATGTTCATGCAGACGAACAAGACGAATGGGACGAATAAATGGGATATTACTCAGAAGTATCGAGAAATATAAACAAGATCCCAGACGCAATTGCATACTTTGAATCAGAGTTAATTGATGCTCGAAATGAAGTAAAATTAAAAGGCAATGTTGAACGTGCCGCGGCAGAGATGCCCGGTATCGTTGAACAGCGTTTTAATCAGCTACAAGAAATTGAAGCTATACTTAATTACTTGAATATTGAGCTACGTAGGTTGCGTAGCTCATTTTTCAAAAAATATTTAGAAACTTATCAACGAGCTTTATCTAGTCGTGATGTTGAGAAATATGTCGACGGTGAAGCTGACGTAGTAGACTACGAAAAAATTATTAACGAATTTGCCCTCCTGCGTAACAAATGGTTAGGTCTCTTGAAAGGACTTGATCAAAAACAATGGCAGATAACTAATGTTGTCAAGTTAAGAGTCGCAGGTATGGAAGATGCATCAGTATAAGTTTCAAATCCCAAAAAGATCAAAAGAATTACGAGGTCAAGTTTTTTCATATCTATATGAAAATTGCGATACTATTACTATTGAATCGCAAGATGAAATTGAGCCTGATCGATTCTTAGCATTTAGTCATCCTTTTGATAATTGGGTATTTGATGCTATTAAAAATCCTAATATTAATTTTTTTCATATTGATAATGGATATTTAGGTAACATGCGTCATAAGACGCCTTTCTATTATAGAATAAGTTATAATTCATTACAAAATACTAAAGTAAAAGATGTATCAAGTAGTAGAATCAATATGCTAAAACTTGATGATAATGTTTGGAATAAAGACTGGAATACCAAAGGTGATTATAACCTGTTAGTAATGCCTAACAACAGTAACATCTTTAAATACTTAGGACAAGATTATAACACATGGCGCACCGATACTATAAGACATTATGACAGTCTTCCAGAACGGTTAATTATAAGAGAAAAAGAAGGGAAACGTAGACAGCGTTTCCAAGAAGTATTACCACTAATGACTAACGCAAAGAAAGTTATAACATACCATAGTATGGCTGTTGTAGAAGCATTGTGTTTAGGCAAACCTATTAAAGTACTTGGACAAAGTGCTGTTCAACATTGGCAAGATCAAGAAAACTTTGATAGAACTCCTATGTTAGAACATATTGCTTGGAGTCAGTTTGATAGAGACGAATTTAGTGACGGTACTGCTTGGCACTGTACGTTTGAATATCAGGTAGACAATGTATAAAGAAATAGACGGATGGCGTACAACACAAATGGATATGTGTTTAAAAAGTGCCAAGAAACAAGGTAACGGTAATATTGAAGATTACCAACATTCAGAACTTATGGTTGCTATGAGTCATTGTAGTAGAATAAGAGTAGCAGTTGACATTGGAGCACACGTAGGACTTACAGCATTTCAAATGGCTAAGTCTTTTGATCATGTACATGCTTTTGAAATTAATCCTCCTATTTACGAGTGTATGGTACATAACCTAAAAGATAGATGTAATAATGTAACAACATATCCTGTAGGTATAGGCGAAATAGAAGAGAATGTTGATCTGGTTACCACTAATAAAAGTTTTAGTACACACATTAAGCCCGGAACACAAAATCAAAATAAAGGTAAACTTCCTGTTATGCCTTTAGATTTTTATAATTTACAAGATGTTGATTTTATTAAAATTGATGCTGAAGGATACGAACCTCTAGTAGCATTAGGAGCAATTGAAACTATTAAAAGATGTCAACCAACAATACTTTATGAACGCAAAGAACATCCAGCAAGATACGGATATAATAGAGATAGCATTAGAGATGTATTAATGCCTTATGGATATAGGATGGTACGTAAAATAGGACGTGGCGAAAAAAATGCTGTACTAGCATATCGACCTGGTATGGCACCAGATGCGTAAACTTCCAGAATTAAAAGGACTTATGTGTCCGCGAGAAGCAGAGAATGTAATTTACTTTAGTTGTGATTACGATTATTTTGATAGACACGGATATGCCTTACAGCAAAGTATTAATAGGACAGTAGGATGGATACATGTACACTGTCATATTATTAACGAAGGTAATATTGATCATACTATTTTAAAAAGGTTGAATGAACAATTCAAGTTTACATATACCTACGAAGATGTAGACAAACAGTTCTACGTAGATTTGCCAAAAAATAAACATATGATGGACGAAGGTATAAACATTTTTAAAACAGGCGATTTAGATTACATTGCTAGACGCACATATTTGGCCAGTGTAAGGTTTATACGTATGGCAGAAATTTTTACAAATCCACAACAACGAATATTACAAATTGATTGTGATAGTATACTACGTACAGGATTTCATTTAAAAGATTTTGCTGAAATTACTTCTGAGGTTAGCATTATGCCTAAGCCAAAAGAACCTGAAATTTTTATTGCTAGTGCATTAAGTCCAGGATTAGGACATAAAGGATTAGAATGGCGTAAACTATTTGCTAGACAGTTACATAAAGGGTTTGAAAAAGGCTGTTATTGGTTTATTGATCAACATGTACTTAGGCAAGTAATGAAAGATTGGAAAAACTTAGGCAACACATACGGAGAGATACCGTATGAATGGAATTCTTGGGGTATTAAAAAACATAATATTTTTAGTACTGGCAAGGGTAATAAAAAAGACGGACTAAAGTTTAAACAAGCACAATTAAGATGGCTACCACAACATTGGTACGATAAAGTTGTAGTAGAAATAAGGAATACAGATACGTGAATGGATACATAATCTATCTACCAACTTATCCTGATAGTGTTAGTATGGCTAGTCGTGCGTTAGAAACAGGAACTAAACAAGGCTGGAACCTAGAACTATTTGAAGGCATCAATGGGATGAAACAAGGTCTTATTGATTATAACTTAAAAGTATATCCACATAAAAAAGCACAACGATTGCTTGCCCGTCCTGGTACACAAGGTTGTTTCTTAAGCCAATACTTACTGTGGCAAAAATGCCACACCACAAATGAACCTATATGTATATTTGAACATGATGTTGTTTTTAAAAAACCTATAGGCGAATATGTAGATTGTGATGTGTACAAGTTTGAAGGTTTTAACAAAGCAAAACCTATACCACCTGGCAACTGGTTTGAAGGTGCTAGGGCTTATCGTATTACACCTACAGGCGCTAAAAAAATATTAGACTGGGTACATGCTAACGGAGCAATGCCAGCAGACTGGATGCTGTGTGATGGAATTGTGGATATGAAATTTGATAAGTACAATAAAGTAACATATAAAACAGAAGTTAGTTTTACAAAGGATTTATCATGAAGCGTATGATATACCAAGTCGCTGTTGGTGCGCAAAGTAACTTATATAAACATTGTATTAAAAGCACAGCCGAATACTGTAAAAAATATGGTATTGAACATATTGTACAAACGGAACCTGTACTAAAAATTAGACCCGATTTAGAACGCACAGGTCGTAGTAAAGAAGCAGTTGAAAGATTAGGATACTTACCTATATTTGAAAAAGAAACTGCGTTCTTACATATTAACAAATACGATCAAATAGCAATTATTGATAGTGACATTTATATTAGACCTACTGCTCCAAATATTTTTAAAGACTTCCCTGAAGAATGTGCTTTTGGCGCTGTAGCAGAACGTGAACTACCTTGTGCTAAAAAATACAAAAGCAAAATTAGAAAATATTCAAAAGCCGCATTTGAACCATGTAAAGATGTAGATTGGAAATGGAATGATCTTGGCGCTGAATTTTACAACATGGGAATGATGGTTATAAACTGTAAACAATTTGCTCCATACTTAAAAGGGCAATCACCAAAAGAATTTCTAAGCAGGCCAGAGTTTAAAGACTTTGTAGACGGAGTTGGTTACCGTAAATGGTCAACTGACCAAATGCTACTTAACTGGTGGGTAAAGAAAGAAAAGATCCCCACACTTAATATGAATTGGAAATGGAACGGATTGTATAAAGGCATCGAAGATAGTAAATTACCCGAAGCATACTTTGTACACTTTTTCTTAAAAGATAAATTACCAGCACACGGCGAAAATGTGCCAGCGTTAATGACAGCAATAGGAGAACAATACAATGATGGGTAAGGAAAGAAATAGCGATGCGCCAAATATTTTACACCTAATTAAACAAGGTACAATTGGTGCTGAAATAGGTGTATGGATGGCAAACACATCAGCTGAATTTCAGAAGAAAAAATTAAAAGAATTGTATCTAGTAGATCCGTATTCAGTTGAACCATTTAAAGACAACAGCGAAATGCCATATGATAAATGGTTAAAGAAATATAGAAAATTACTTAATATTGCTCCAAAAGGACTTTCTAATGCTGACATGGAAAAAGAATTTGATCGCTATTACGATAATGTATACGAAAAAGTAAAAACAAAATTTGTTAATAATCCAGAAGTACAAGTACTGCGTCAAACATCAAGCGAATGGTTTGCTTCGTGTGCTGACAACTATCTTGATTGGATTTATATTGACGGTGACCATTCATACGAAGGTTGCTATGCTGATTTAGTACAAGCACATAACAAAGTTAAGCCTGGAGGTTTAATTTTAGGTGACGACTTTAAATGGCCAGATTCAACTTGGAGTAAGCCAGGTGTAACACAAGCAGTTAATCAATTCGTAGATGAAAATAATTTACGAAGTAACTTCCATAGACACGGAATGACTCAATTTGAAATTAGAGTAAATTAATGAAACATGTAGTAATGAGATACATGAGCACCCGTATTAAAAACCTACCCTACGGATGCCCGGGCTTTGGCGATATTGTACATAGTTGTTTATTAACGTACAACTACGGACAGCATTACGGAAAACCTGCTACACTACATATTGCTCCTCATCAATATAATAAAATGAAACCACAGACTTGGAAACAAGTAATGGATTTATTTCCGCAAGGACAGTTGTATTTAAAAATACATAAATTTTATGAAGAAAGTGACGAAGCATTTTTACAACATGTATTACAACAATATCCTAGTGCTAAATTACACTACTACGAAAAATATCCCGGTAAACTACAAAACGTATTACAACCAAGTTTCTTTGTAGACGAATATCAAAGATCATTCCCCCAATTAAAACCAGAATGTTATGATCCGATATTAATTAAACAATTACTTCCTAGTAAGTTTGTTACAGCACAATTTGATGCGTCAAGCAGAAAGCGTAATTTAACATCAGAACAAATAGATATGGCGTGTAGTTATTGGCGTGAACAAGGATATAAAATCATTAATGTAGGCGGTCAAGCAAGACATCCAGCACTAATGACAGCACCGTTAGCCGGTTACACTATGAGTAGGGCAAGAGCCCATTTAGGAGTTGATAGTGGGTATATGCACTTTGCTCAGATGTTCTTAAAGCCGTCAGACATATACATATATACTAATAGAACTATAGATAAGTGGGAACATCACTTAAAAATGTTTAAAGATAACGGAGTACATATTAATGAATACCATCAAGTATAACGGTGTAGAATATCCTGAGTTACAAACAAAAGGATTTGCGGCACAATATGCATTCCCGTTTGCTAAACAAGTAATTACAGGCGAAGGGTTTGATATTGGATGTAATAGAAAAGAATGGGCATATCCTGGCGCACAAATGATCGACCTTGTTTTTAACGACGAATATGATGCTTATAATTTGCCTAATAAAAAAGTTGATTATATTTTCTCATCACATTGTTTAGAACATTTAAATGATTGGGTTGGAGCATTAGATCATTGGACAACTAGATTACACAAAGGCGGCATTGTATTCTTATATTTGCCACACCCGGATCAAGGATATTGGAAACCTTGGAACAACAGAAAACATATCCATTTACTTGAACCAAATCATATTAAAGATTATTTTACAGCAAAAAACTTTAGCAAAGTATTTGTTACTAAAGGTTACGACTTAAATCACAGTTACTACGCAGTTGCGGAGTTATAATGCTACTAGACTTTGAACCTTATAAAAATAAACATATTGGTCAGCGTGTTTTTATCCTAGGATGCGCACCTAGTCTTACACAAGAAAGATTAGATTTATTACAAGGCGAGCAGGTAATAGCATGTAACAAATCTTTTCTAGCGACTACACATGGACTACCTGATTATTCTTACTTTTTCTTAGGTGATGCTTTAGTATACAAAGAATTATATACAAGATGGTATCCACAACTATCGGCAATAAAATCTCCTAGATTTTATTCAAGTAAAATTGCTGATATTATGGCTGAAGATAATATTGCTATTAAAGAAGATTATATACCTATTAAGAAAAACTACAGTAATAAGTTAACAGTTGAACGCAAAGGTCATCCATTAAGTTTTGATAAAGGTTGGGGTACTACTAGAACTACTCCTTTGGATGCGGCAATCACTGCTTACTTTATGGGCTTTAGAGAAATATACTTACTAGGTGTAGACTTAGATTATTTTTTACCTGACTATAAATTAGCAGGAAATAGTAAAACACATTTTTACGGAAGTGGTCCAAGAGAACATCAACTAATTGGCGAAGTATCAAAAAAGAATTCTCGAACATGGGGCCGAATACAAAGAACTATTGGTAGACTAAATGAATTCTACCTAACTGCTGATACTAAATTTGCTAATTTAAGCAAAGGGTTTAAGCACGAAGATGTAATGTGTACAGGTACACTAGAAGGAGTCATAAAATGAAAGTAGTAGCGTTTGTTCCTGCTAAAGGAAACAGTGAGCGTATTGAAAGTAAGAATACACGAGTACTTGATGGAGAGTACTTGTTTAAGCGAAAACTTCGACAACTACTAGAGTGTGATGAAATTGACGAAGTATGGTTAGACAGTGAAGACAACTACATACACGAGCTTGCGAATGATCTTGATATCCAACATCATTATAGAGATCCTGCGTTAGCTAATAATGCTACTGACGGACATGCGATGTTTGCTAACGAAGCAAGGCTTGTTCCTAATGCTGATATAGTTGTACAAGTATTATGTACTGCTCCTTTTATAGATAAAACTGTAATCGATCCTGCTATCAAACAGTTAAAAGAAAGTATTGCTACAAGTTTGGTTGCTGTTACTGAGCAAAAATTATATCTGTGGGAAGACAACAAACCTACATACGGAGATACTATTCCGAATAGTGTTGATTTACCTACACATAATATTGAATCAATGAGCTTCTATGCTGTAAAAACAAACGGTGAACCTTTAACAAAACGTTATAGTGAAGATGTTATCATGTATCCTGTAACACCTTTACAAAATGTAGATATTAATAATCCTGAAGACTTAGAATTTGCCGAAGATATTTGCGCAGGTCAACGCAGTAAAAGAGTACAAAAACTAAAGATATTAAGTAAAAGTATTAGTAGTTGTTTACTAAGTGATATTTGTAAAGAACATAATATAAAACATTTCTTAAGTAGTGAAATTAAGTCTATGAATAACGGAACATTCTTAGGCTATGCTAAAACATTAAAATTAAAAGAGTTGCCTGAAGAAGAAAAAGATCCAACTGACAAACATTGGGAAGGTATTTTTGATGCGTTAGACAGTTATAGATTTATTGCTCCGGGTGATGTTATTATTGTAAGTACTGACATAAAGGATAAAGCATATTTTGGAGACCTAAACGCACACTTTGCTTATCGTAGCGGAGCAGTTGGTGTAGTAGTAGATGGACAAACACGTGATGTAGAACGTGTTACCCAAATGGGACTTCCGTTATTTGCTCATGGACGTATGCCTGACGATATTAGATATGAAGGTACGCTAGAAGAAATGAATATGCCTGTTGAAGTAAATGGTGTTACAGTTAAGAACAATGATATTATATTTGGTGATCCAGACGGAGTAGTTTGTATTCCAGCAGAAAAATGGCCTTTTGTATTTGAAGAAGTGAAGCAAGCACTAAAGAAAGAAATGCTTGTAAAGTTTGAAGCAACTTTTGGAAGTGATCCGTTTGATGTATTGAACAACGTAGGACTGTTTTAATGGCTAATAGAAAACGTCTTTTTGCGTTTGGGTGTAGTCATACTTTTGGACATTCTTTGCCAGATGCTCATCCACCAAGCGAGAGCGATGGTCCAAGTAACTTTGCTTGGCCACAATTACTTGCTACTGATCTAGGTATGAAATGTTTTAACCTTGGTAAACCAGGCGCATCACCAAAACGTACATTATACAATATTGTAAATTGTAAAGATTTAAAAAGTGATTCAGTAGTAATTATATTATGGCCTAATTCTAATAGAAACACAAGACTACTACAAAAAGATCACGGTGGTGTTATAGCTCATGATTTTCTACCTGCTATACTTGGTATGAAATTCCCATCAGAGCATTACGAAAAAATTGAAATGACTCATAAAGAGCATCAAGAATTTTTAACATTTTATTACGAAAAACTACACAATGATTATAACGCTAGTTTTGACTTTGCTACTATTGTAAATACTGCTGATAACTATCTTAGACGTAAGCATATTATTCCTATTCATATAATTGCAGAACATGATAACAGAATATTAGTTGATAAAGAGTTTAAGCATATTCTTGCTCCAATGTTAGTAAAACAAATAATTTGGGAGACAGATTTTTTAATCGATCATGCTTTAGACGGATCTCATCCAGGGCTCGAAAGTAATAAACTTCTTGCTCGAAATCTTAAAAAATGGTTTTTTTAAATGAACTTAGCAATATGTGTTAGTGGTGTAAACGACAAAGATAGTAAAATTACAGAACAACTCAGACGTTGGTTTCCGGGCAACGATATTTACTATCATACTTGGAGTAACAAAACACATTTAGTACCACAAGAATATCATAATAAACTTTTTACAATGCACTATCCTAAATGGCATTACCATCCTATGGAAGTTACGCCGCCAAGCAAGCATGAGAAGTATGGCGAATATGTCAAGTCTAAAAAAATGTTTGACAACTTTTATTTTGGTATTGTTCCTATGATTCAACATTTTGATTTACTAAAAAAGATACCTCAGCATCATGATTTAATTGTTAGAGTAGATTGGAATACAAAGTTAGATAGACAAGTTAACTTAAACCATCACTTAAAGTATGCTTACGATAAAGGCCCTGCTGGATTTATGATACGCAAAGGCAGAGGTAGTCAATTTGGTAGCGGACATTGGAGTGATGTTGACAAAGAAAGTAAACGTGACGATTGGTATGGTTACCTTCCTTACCATTTTTTAATACATAGAAGAAAACATGCTGATCATCAATTACTTAAAAAATTATTAAATGAAGGAAAGCTATATCCAAACGAATGGGGATGGTATCAACTTCTAAGTGAACCATATGGCGATATACATACCAGTGTTCACGGTCTTGTAGAATTAATCAAATAAGTATTTTTGGAGTAGTACATGAAACAATACGAATATAAAGATTATAACGAATACGTAGATAGCCAAAAAGATGCTAATAAAGAAAAGCAACATATGGTATATGTTGAACAGAAAACAATTAATAAAGTAGCAGGCGATAAAGGTATAGCACACAATATTATGTGTCACGGAACACGCAGAGCTGTTGAACAACAGTTTTTTAAAATTTGCTACCCTGACGCAAATATTATAGGAACTGAAGTTGGAATTGCCGACAAATGGCCAATGACAATACAGCATGATTTTAATTTACAAAAAGAAGAATGGATTGGACATTTTGATATTGTATATTCTAACAGTTTTGATCATGTGTTTGATCCTATTAAAACATTAACTGTTTGGGCTGATCAATTGTCACCAAATGGTCGTATATATCTTGAACACGGTTATGGAGACAACGATAACAGAGCTCGACCTTGGGATCCTTTAGAAATAAATGATAATGAACTAAGAGATTTGTTTAACAGAGTAGGACTAAAACTTGTATCAACTTTTGATTCAACTGGACTTAAAGGACGTGAACCTAGTAAAGTTTATGTGTTAGAAAGATGAAAGCATTTGTTATAGCAATCCCAGGACATGAAGACAGTCAGCTACATGCTGATAAATGTATTCAATCTGTAAAAGATACAAATTCAGAATTAGATATTGAAAAGTTTACTGCTATTGTTCCTGAAACAATGTGGCAAGTAGATTGGAAATGGCCCTACACTAAGAAAAAAGTTTGCCCAACAACAGGCATGACTCTTAAAGCATACAAGACATACGATATGACTAAACGTATTGCGGCCGCAGGTAGTCATTATAAACTATGGCAAAAGAGTATTGAGCTTAATGAAACTATTATGATACTCGAACATGATGCTATTTTCTATAGACAGTTTAAGCCCTTTGACTTTGAAGGCGGCGCTATTAGTATTAACAATCCAGACCATGCTACGTTTAATTGGAAACTATACGATAAACTAGATAACTCAGGAGAACAAGAAGTTCCTTGGGTAGCAGACAAAACAATTCCACAAGGATTACCAGGACATAGTGCTTACATTATTAAACCAGATGCCGCACAAAAGATTTGTAGTTTACAAGATACAATTGGCTGGTGGCCTAATGATGCTATTATGTGTAAACAACTGTGTACATGGTTGCGATCATACAAACCTTACTTTACTAAAGTACAAGGTATCAAATCAACAACAAGTAAATAACTACGCACATAAATATCAGTATGGACGTAGTATTAGTGACAGGTGGGTTCGATCCACTACATTCAGGACACTTAGCGTATTTTAAAGCCGCTAGACAACTAGGTGATAAACTAGTTGTTGGCATCAACAGTGACGAATGGCTTGTACGTAAAAAAGGTAGACCATTTATGCCTTTTGAAGAACGTGCTGAGATTATCAAAGGATTATCTATAGTTGATCAAATTGTTAGTTTTGATGATTCAGACGATACAGCATGTGGAGCAATCTATAAAACATTAGCAATACATGGTAATATAAAAGTTATTTTCGCTAACGGTGGAGATAGAACAGATGCCAACATACCAGAGATGACCACATATGGTGATATGCCATATTGTGATTTTGTATTTGGTGTTGGTGGAGATAATAAAAAGAATTCAAGTAGTTGGATACTTAAAGAATGGAAAGCACCTAAAGTAGAACGTGAATGGGGACACTATAGAGAACTGTATCAAGGTGAAGGATTTCAAGTTAAAGAACTTGTTATCAATCCTCACAGTAAACTTAGTATGCAACGACACAAGTATCGTAGTGAAACGTGGAACTTAGTAAGCGGCAATGCTCATCTTAAAATGAGTAGACACACTGATCCATTTGATGGAGCGGGCGTTCAACATTTACACCCTGCTAATCCAATAGACATTCCTATGGGCACCTGGCACCAAGGATGTAATGATAGTGACGAACCAGCACACATTGTAGAAGTGTGGAAAGGTGAGACAGACAAGTTGAAAGAAGAAGATATAGAAAGGTATGATCCATGAAGGTATTCGTAGGATATGACACTAGAGAAGATATTGCTTATCAAGTATGTAAGCACAGTATTCTAGCAAGAAGTAAAGACGTTGAAGTTATTCCGTTAAAACAACAGGAGCTACGTGATGCTGGTTGGTACAAAAGACCAATTGATAAGTTAGCATCAACAGAATTTACATTTACACGTTTTCTTATTCCTGAGCTAACTAACTTTAAAGGTTGGGCAGTGTTTATGGATAGTGATATGATATTAACAACAGATATTGCAGAACTGTTTGAACAAGCAGATGACAAGTATGCTGTTATGTGTGTACAACATGA